AGATGTAGAAGATTCTGCAAGGTTTATGAATATTCCCAATCTTGTTGTAATGTCAGATTTGCTACCTCCTCCTGCATCTATAACTGCATACATAGATGGAAATTCTATTATGGGAAGATCAATCTATCTATCTTATCTTGCAGATAAAGGAAGAGAACAATCAATTGTAAATATTTTACAAGTATTATATGGGCATAGAGAATTTATAAAAAGAAACGATATTCTCTTATATACCGATTATGAACCTGATATTGAGTTCCATATCTTGGATACTCTTGCTGAGTTCTTTTGTAACACCTTTGGTATCGTAATTAACCCGTATAAGAGCAAATCTATAAACAATATTAGAAATAATGTTACAGATTTCATAATTGCAAATGTTCTTTTCTCTAATGGAAAGATAAACAAATATGAATATGCAATGATGATGCCTACACAACTAAAACCTACTGCTGAATCCATGTCTATTTTATTATCAGATATAAATTATCAGCCTGGGTCTTTGCACGATGCAGCTATAACTTCTATGAAGTATCTAGAACAACTAAGAGAAGAAGTAAGATCCAATTATAGGCATAAGAGTCCTATCATTATTGCAAATGAAAAGATCAATGCTGATTTAGAGATTGATATTAACGAAGATATTTTCGATAAGAAACAATAAGATATAAGAGAACTCTTTATGAGTTCTCTTTATTTTTTTATTTAAGTATATATTATGATTATGAAAGGAGTGATTATTTATGAAATTAGAATTTATAAATATAAATAGTCAAGAACTGTTAAATTATGTAAAACTCAAATCTGAATCTGGGGTAGTTCCTGTATTCAATTTCTATTCTGTTATACAGATAGGTGAATGGGCTAGAGCATTAGAACCTCTACCTAATGTATTTGAAAGATTGTCTTTTGCATTTACATTTAATGATGATCAATATACATTAGATTTTGATAGGCAGTATGCTTTCCAATTATTGAGTAATCAAAATTCATTTACCATGCTTATGAAGATTATGATGTTGGTAGAAACGATGGATGAAGTAATAGTGATTACAAATCATTCGAATCCATATGTAGAAGTAGTAGTAGATTCTTTGATAAAATTTATTCAACAAAGATACTCTATTCAAAGTTATATTATAAATGATATAGGGGATATAGATTCTTTTGCAACTTCTAATTTTAAAACAGAAGAAGGATTTAATAATTATATGATGGATGTGAATAAGATAAAAAGATTCATAGATCCTAGTAAACTTCTTCATAATTATCAACAAGAAAAAGAACTAAGAATGTTAGAACTAAAAGGTGAATTATAATGGGGATTTGGTTAAAGGATAGATATGTAGCTCCTTATGGTTGGCTTATCAATAAACACATAAGGGAATACGATTTATCTAAAGCTAATATAAGTATCTTATTAGATACTGGATTTATAACTAAAGATCAATATACTAAGTATTTTAATATGCCTAAACAAGAGAGAGAAATCTCAGTAGGTATACTTCAAAGAGATAATAAAGAGATAGCTAAAGGATTATCCGATGGATTTAAACTCATAAGAGAAAAATTCTTCAAAGAGAATGATCTTAATGAAGAAGAAGTTCTATATATAGACAAAGATTCTATAACAACAATAGATAGAGTTATCAAACATACAAAGTTCTCTGATCATCTAGAGTTTAAGATGAAAAAAGAGTATACTAGTTTTTATAAATTACCCAATATGGATCTATTATATTTTTCGGATCAAAAGCTAGAATACTTTAGGTTAAAAGGAATGGGAGAACAAGTTCCTATAATCCATAAGAATCATATGATACAATTTTTATTATACGTTGCTTATATGGCACAGTTTGGATCTATACAAGATTGTATCAATACCATAAAGGACTTTTATCTTCAATATATAAATAAATCATTAGATATAGAATATTATCGAGAAATGAATTCTAGATCTCTATATAAACTCTTACAAAGTGGATATAGTTCTTTCTATGCTAATGCCTTAAGACAATCAGATATATCTTTTGTCGATGTATCTGAAAATGAAAAAATAGTACGTGAGTTATACAAAATATTTATGAATGAATATTTTAAAAGAAAGTAAACCCATAGGATGCAAATCCTATGGGTATTTTTTTATTGTATATTTAAAGGTTTGATATTATAAATTGCTCGTTTTGAATTAGCAGCAATACTTGTAACATATGTTAAGCATTTAATAGATAGGATATATTCCACTCTTCCTTCTCCATAATAAAGCTCAATCTTTCTTCTAAGAGAAGGAGACATATTAGACGCTAAACTGTCTTTAAGTTCATTGATAAGTTTATTTTCTGCTTTAGAATTAGTTATTTTTTCATTTTGTATCGATTCTAAATTAAAAGGTGCCACATCTCTAAGAAAACACTCTTGTATATATTGATCTAAAATTTTATCTAATTTTGTATATTCATCAAAAGAAACCAAATCTATTTTTTTGTTTTCTTTTTTAGTATCCAATATTTCCCTACACAGTGTTAATAAATAGATAATGGTTCCCCACAATAAAGGAAACACCTTATCATCAAGAGCAACACTTAGTGCAAATGCAATAAGGAATATAGTAATACCCTTATTATTTTTTATAGAATAAATCATAAAAGATTTAAATCTAGAAATTTTATTGGCTATCTTTCCAAAAAAAGATTTAATAGATAATTTGATATAAGTGTATTTATCATAGAGATTAATCATGTGGATTTACCCTCCCATTTTAGTAGACCAATCGTATAACTTGTCTCTAAGTTCTAATAGTTTACTAGCTTGTTCTTCTTTATATTTAAATTTACCATCTAAACTATTGTTTAAATAATTTAAAATTTTATAAGCAATGTCTCTATTTAATCCATTATGATATTTTTCAATAAGTTCCCACCATTTACCGAATATCATATTTGGATGTACATATAAAGACTTATGATGATACATTTGATGACAAGTTTTACAAAGCATTACGATTGGAATTCTATTTTGAGTATGCTCATATCTAAGCAAATCAGATAAATCAAATTCTGTTATAGCACCATATGTATTTAAAATATGCTCTGTAATGATAACTGCAATATCATATATATTTAGCATACAATGATGCATTTCTAATGATGCCATTTCTTCCCCTTCTTCACTACCAGCAGTTATATTTGGGTGAAATTGGCAACAATCTAATCCTATAGAGTATAAGTAAGCCTTATAATGTTTATAAGTTCTACTATGTCTGAATTCCTTTATAGCAGAATCTAAGAAAGCCTTATACTCCTCTAAGTTATAAGATCCTTCTTTAGTCAATGCAAACTGTATATCAAATTCAGCATTAGGAGAGGTTAAAATTGGATTATTCTCTTTATTCTCTACAAATACATTAGGAAATAGATTAGTATTGGTATACATTCTATATTTTCCCTTCTTTTTAATATATAAAGTGACTTATTTATATGTTGCACGCTTAAATTAGAGCATAAGTCCTTAAAATTATTGTTTGAAAACATCAGATTAAATACTTTAATCAGGCAGGAAGGAGAGTAATTATGCCTTTTGAATTCTCTGAGGATAAATTATCTACTCAAAACCCTTTCATCGATTTATTGCTATATAATCTTAAGATTTTAGCATATAATTGCGTTATAAAAGAGCAAAACAAAGCAGATAAATATGAAACAAAAGATTCTTTATATAATGCATCATTATATATCTCTTGTATAGAAAATCATGTTGAACTTCCTATGTTCGATAATATCAAATATCCTAGAGATATTATGATAGAAGCTGGAATGACCAACCACCAAATTTTTATTTATGAAGAATTTGGGAAATCATATAGAGTACCTGAAAATATTGCTCCTAAGCTTACTGAGTTGCTTAGGAAATGGTATATTGATACTTATATGCATGATAAGGAACTAAATCAATATTATAGAAATCTTATGGGTATGCCTGCTATTGGAGAATGGGGATTACCTATATCCGAATTTGAATTTATGTTCCCTGATTCATTCTCTTATGATAGATCATTGACTTTTATGCACGAATTACCTAATGGGTCTATTAAAGAATTAAATGATTTAGGAATTCTAGATTCTATTCTCCTTACATATCCAGAACACAAATATCTTAAAAACAAGATCTATGATTTAAATATTTATGAAATAAGAAAGAAACTTGATTTCCAGATATTGTGGCATCCTGATGAAACAATGGTTGATTCTAATGTAATGGAAGAGTTTCTTATCAAATATACACAAAATAGAAGATTCATTATAGAAACTGTATATTCTTATGCTATGGAATTAGAAGAACCTAATTACCACGATATGATGGTAATTTATCTTGTTCTCTCTGTAATGATAGATATGCTTGTGGATGTACAAGCTCATATTATTAAAAAAGATCTATTAGATAGAAGATGTATAGAATATATCTTTTCTATGTATGGGGTTCCTTACTATAGGGAAATACCTATAAATTTCCAAAAGTCTCTTTGCAGAAATATTCATAATCTTTGTAAATACAAATCTTCTACAACAGAAATGCTTAATCTTATCAAGTTATTTGATACTAAGAATAAGTATAATATTAAGATTTTTAAGTATTATCTTTTAAAACAAAGATTATTAAACTCTCATGATGAGTTTGAATGGAAATCTAAAAAGGTTTTAAAAGGAAACTATAATAAGGATTTAGAAGAGCAGCATATTACAGTAGACATAACTACAGCTCCGAAAGAATATGCAGTTCCTAAAGATATTGAATTGTATGATTCAAATATTTATAGCAACAATAAGAATATCAAATATATGGTAGAAGGTAAGAAACCTGCAGCTTCTAATAATTTAGAAGCTAGAATGGCTGCTGCATCTACTATAGCTTCTATAAATAAAATAAAGTTCGATTTGACTTTATTTGGTCAAGATCCTTCTCAAGATAAAACATCTATTTCTCAAGATGTTTTATGGGGAGATGTAGATATGATGGATTTAGATCCTCTTCACACCACAAGTGGATTAGGATCTACTGCTGTATCTGGTGCTGGTATTTATGATATTAGTGCTTATACAAACTTGGCTGGAAACTCTGCTAATAAAGATATTAGATCCAGAGTAAATGTACAAACAGCAGATTATGTAAACTTAGATATGAAGGAAATCAAAGGCTCTGCTAATTATTTTCATTCTATTAAAGTTTATGACTTAAATTCTGAAGTTATGTATGGAATCAAAGGTCAAGAAATTCATACCATAAATTCTACAGTTACCTTTGAATATACTGGTATTATTCCTTTCCCATTTGATTACTATCTTCAAAAAGGAAACTTATTGTTTATAAGAGTAAATAATAAAGTTCTTACAGAAAATGAAGATTATGAAATTTATGATTATAACAAAGTAAGATTCTTCAATAATGTATTAGATGGACAGAAGGAATTAACCTATGATTTCTATTATGATAAGACTACAGATTCTACTAAATTTAATATAGATAAACGGTATATCTTTAAGACTAAAGTTAAAAGTTTTGAAGGAGAAAATTCTATAGATCTTAATCCTATTCCTTTTAATAATTTCTTCCTAAAAGGAAATCAGTTGATTGTAACAGTAGATTCGATATTCTTATCACCTAATATTTATGAAGTTGATCAAAACAATATCCTTCATATCAATGATAAGATAGAAACACTTGGTAAGAAAGTAAACTGTATCTTTATATACTCAGAATTTACTGGTACAAGATTTGACAAATTTAGTACGATAGCTACTGAGGATAAACAAAACAAGTTTGTTATAAAAGAACCCTTTATAAACTATTGTGTTAATGAAAATAAATTCTTTGTAACCATTGGAAATAGATTCATATCTAAGAATAAATATGAAGTACAGATAGATATAGAATCTGGTGTTTCTTATATTGTATTTAATGAATCTTATCCTAAAGATACAGTAATAGACTTTAACTTTATCTATTCATCCAATTCTATTTGTACTAAGATAGAACTTAAAAAGAAAGAAATTGTTATAGTTGCAGATGAAAATTATCAAACGACCTTCAATGTAGAATTCCCATTCAAGAATTATATCTCTACTAGATATAAAGTATATCTTAAATACTTAGATAAGTATCTTCCTGAAACTTGGTATTCTGTTACAAATAGTGGAATTACTCTTATAAATGAAACATTAGCTCTTCATAAGGGAGATTCTGTTGTAGTAGAATTAGTGTATATGGATAAAGATAGAACCTTAGAAGAGAATAGCAATATCAAAGTAGCTATGACTCATTTCATCGCTTCTAGAGATAAAGAATATATCATTCCTATAGAATTTCCTATAGATAATTTTATTACTAAGGGAAATAAGATAGTAGTTGATATAGACGGAACCCTATTAGAAGATTCTGATTTTAAGATTAATAAACTTAAATCAAATATACGTATTTTAAGATCTAAATACTATTTGAAGAAGAATCAGAAAGTTAATATTACCTATATCTATAATGGAGATACCGAATATACTCTTCAATTAGCCGAAAAGAGCTATGCTATCTTTAATAGAAATAAGGTTGATTTTAATATTAAATATCCTTTCTTCCCGTATTTACAAACAGGACAAGGATTCTTATCTATATCAGAAAGTGCAGTACATAGTAACTCAGATTTGAGTGTTATAGATAATTTCAATATTGGATTCAACAAATCTCAAGTATCTAATGAAGATAGTACTGAAAACATTTTATTTATCTATAATAAATTTTATGAACTAAACTCTCAGTTCAAATTAACCAATAAAGCTCTGCTAACTTCTATTGAAAATATTGGTAAAGATGGATATTTAGATATTAAAGTTCCTTTTGATTACTATTTTGAAAACCAATGGTTATACTTTGTTACAGATTTTAATAATAACTTTATTGATGAATCAGAGTATAACGTATTTAATGGAAGTATGTACTTTACCAATCCTGAAGAGGCCAAGGTAAAATATAGTGGAGGCATTCTTATTCATTATATCTATTCAGAAAATGGAGGAAGCACTTCTTCTGTAGGATATGTGTATGAAGAAGATTATGGAGCTACTACAAATCTTAAGTTCTGCAAAGTTCCTATTGATGAGCTTTATGTAAGTGATAAATTGAAGAATCCTAATAATTATCGTGACTATGATATTATGGTCAAAGGTGATGGTTGGTGGGATGGTGTAGATTATAAACAAAATAATCATCAATTATTAAAAGATGAAATATATAAACAGCAATGGAACTATGCTAGAACCAAATACTATGGAATTACTCAGATTATGGATTTATCTGAATATTCTACTCAAATGAGTTATTTCTATAGCATGTTATATGATGATCAATTCTACGAAGAAAAACTTTTAGTTAAGATTCCTTCATTATCTACAACTCATCAGTTTAAGTTAGCTCATCTATTTATATTTATGAGTGTTCTTACCTATGTTTTCAATGGTATAGAAGATTTTATTATAGATAATCCTGCTAAAACAATGATAGTTCAAGGATTTAACTTTAGAACCTCATTAGCAGATCTTAAAGAATATCTTCGTAAAAAGCATAGAACAGAGGATGAATTCCCTATTTGGAATTTTATAACACCTAAGTCCCAAATAAAAGATTTAGCTGAATTCATGAATATATTTAAAACAAATATGGAAGTAAGACAAACCATTTGTCAAAATATGCTTGATGCTGAAGATTGGGAAGAATATAAAGTATGGAGTGATATGTATTCTGCATTGATGAATTACAAACTCAATATGGAATACTTTAAATTATCTAATGGGGCTATTGCTAAAACTTATACTGAGTTCTTACAAGATAAAGATAAATATCTTTATGAATTTATTAATAGAGTAAAAGGTATTACTAATAATGATGAAAAGATAGATACTATTGTAAATATGATTGATGATATAATTTATATCTTAGATGAGTACATGGGTGATTGCAAGTATATCTTTAATGACTTTGCTGGTCATTCTGGTATAGATATAATGAATTATATTATGAGAATGATTGAGTTCTTTAAATCATATAAAATCGTATTCTTAACTAAGAATAGTACCCTTCAAATAGAATGGGGTAAATCTAGAGATGAAGATACAACCTTTGGAGTTATCGATGCTGCTTATGATAATGAAATAAATGACAGACAAGATTATTATTCATTATCAGATAAAGTATACGATGTAGAAACAAATACAATAGAAGATAGATTTGATCTCCGTCCTTGGATGAGAGAAGATATTGTATTTAATTACAATAACTTTAAGAAATATATTACTATAGATCTTAGAGGAAACTTTGCTATCTGGTCAGAACCCATTTATAAAGATCTTATTAATGGTACAGCTATTGTAGATGCTTATAAAACATTTGATAGAATTATGCTGAATTCTGATCCTTTTGTATTTGTAAAAAATCAGTTAGAAAATTCTATTTTATCTGGTACTCTTGCTCCCTTCATTAATGAAATCAATGCAGTAATCAGTGGTTCTACAAAAACAAATATAGAAACCCATCCTGCAGATTCTTTCCAAGGCGAATTTAATTATTCTCCTTCTGAATATAAGAGACCTTTGTTTGGAGGATTATTAAACATAGCTGGTTTGGATTATGGATACAGCTTTGATGGTAGAGCTAGTATATTTACCAAACTTACAAACTTCAAAGATTATCTCAAGAGTCTTGGAGTTAATTTGAAAACTCCTTTGACCAATTATCCTAGAATTGTTCTTATTAAAAATAAAGTGGCATGTAATGTATCTGGTATGTTTGATGGTTGGGAAGGAGTAACAGATTTCCCTCTAATCCAATTTGATACAAGATATGTATCTGATTTTTCAAAAATGTTTAGAGATTGTAAAAAAGCTACATCTCTTCCAATAGTTAGATTCTTAGATACAAATAATGCAACTACAACAGAATCTATGTTTGAAAATTGTACTAAGGTGACATATCTTGATTTTAGTGGATTAAACTTTAACAATGTAACAAATTTCTCAAGAATGTTTGCTGGTTGTTCAAGTCTTTCAATTATTGATGGTATAATTAATATGAAATCTTGTACTAATTGCACAGGAATGTTTGATGGTTGTACTGCTTTGAAGCATATTGCTATTATGAATCCTCCTGCAGATTTTGATTTAAATAGTGGATTAGCTAAGCATCAGTATACTGTAGTAACAGCAAATACAACTGAAATGGATCTGAATGCTAGATTTATTATTAATACAAACTTTATTAACTTCAAGAATTTTGTATCTTCTTCTGAAGAATACTCTAAACTTGAAGCGATAAATAATAATTTAATAAATGCAGTAAGAGGAAAAGCAGCTTCTATCACAACATCAATGTTTGCTATGAGCAAATTAAAATCTATTCCTAACCTTAGTTTTGATACAAGTAAAACTGTAAAGATGGATGGTATGTTTGCATACAATAATAACTTAGAAAACATTGATCTTGGTGGAATTAGAACCGATGGATCAACAAACTTGTCTGAAATGTTTGCAATGGATGTTAAATTAACCAGTCTAAATATTTCTACTTTCAATACTTCTAAGTGTGAAGATTTCTCCATGATGTTTGCTGGTTGTACTGCTCTTAAGAAGATAGATGGTATAATCGATATGAAATCTTGCTTAACTTGCACAGACATGTTTGTTGGTTGTACTGCCTTAACTCAAGCTGTTAAGATTAAGAATCCTCCTCTTGATTTTGATGATAAGAGCGGATTACCCAAAGACAAATATGTAATTGTTCAATAAATTTAGTTTGGAGGATATAAAGTGAATATTAAAGAAAAATATATCCCTAAAGAAGAAGTAATTTCCAATGGGTCAGATGAATTAGTTTCTTTAGTAGAAGGCCATCCTAATGGTCTTAAAACAGAAGTAATTATTAAAGACCATGATACTGGATTGGAATTGTTTAGAGGGAGTAACAAAACCCTAATTCCTGGATCTGAATTCATGGCTATGAAAATGTTTGATATTCATGATAAAGTATTTATCACACCTACGTATAATAATAGATTACAGTTAGACAATACAGAAAACGTTTCTAATAATGATTATTTAAACAATTATTATGTATCCCTTTTCTGTATGGGTACTTCTGGTTGTAATAGAGAATCTGCTTTAAAATATGAAGTAGATAGCAAGAAATGGATTGCTCCTGAAGACATGGTTCCTTTCCAATATATTCCTGATGGTAAAGATTTGGATCAAGATGAACGTCAAGTTTATTTTGGTAAAAAGACTTTTACAGATAAAAAGTTTATTGCTTATTATTTTAAGAAGTTTGATAGCGAACCTACCATTAGAAAACAATTAGAGGATGGAACACCTATTGATTCTTCTATTTATGATGATCAATCTGAATTTCCTGCTCAAGTTATTATTGAAAATACTTTAGTAGTAACTAAAGATGATGGTCGTGATTACTTTATTAATACAACAGGTATTAATGATTCAAGATTCAATTGTATCAGTCTTTGTTTAGCTTGGGAAAAATTAGGTGAAGATGGATTTACTTATTTCCAAGATATTAGACCTGCTACAAGAATCAACTTCCCTAATAAGTTCTTGAATGATAGAGGAGCTTCTTGGGATATTATTTATAGAATCTATTTCTAAAAAACATATAATATAAATTATATATTATAATCCCATAGGAGATAGTATCTCCTATGGGTATTTTTTATTAAAGGATTGATGTAAATGTGAAACAACACAATAAAAATAAATTGCTCGAAATTAAAAAATTAAAAAGTAATATACTTATTAATAATAGGGGAGGAAAGGAAGAGGAAAAGATGATTCCAATTGCTGAATATATAGATCAGTTGATTTTAGATATAGATCAAGAGATAAAAGATAGTAAAATGGAAGGAATTCTAAGTTCTATTATAGTTTTTGTTCCTATATTATTACTCTTATTTGGATATTTATATTTATGAAAAGAATAACTCCATACTCAAAATGAGTATGGAGAATATTTTTATTCATATCCAAATATTTTATTATAACCATAATCTCCCATATCAAATATCTTTATAGTACTATCATGGAAGGTTTTCATAGATTTTAATTTAATACTCGCAGGAATTACATAAGATGCTACACCAACATTCTTAATTCCTAATCTAGTAAATAAATTACCAGCACATTTATTACAGATTCCTTTTTCAGATTCACACAATCCAGAATATCTGAATTTTACTTTTTTACCTAAATAAGAATCTCTATTATCAGAAGTAAGTTCTACTAATCTATTACCAGATTCTACAATATAAGAATACATCCAATCGTCTATATTATCTTTTGTCAATAAAACTGTTTTAGTTCTCTTAGTACCACAATCACTACCAGCAGGAAGAATGTATAAGTGCTCTAAGGCTTTAACGAAAATCTTTTCCATAGCACCTCCGTCTGCTGTTTTCTTAGCACGAGCATAAGGGCCAGCAGTAAGAGAATCAGCAAATGCAGCATATTCATCAGGAGCTATACCAGTCATAAAATCAGATTTGATAATGGTATAATCTCCATTAGGATTAATAGGATCAGGATTCTTAGAAGCTCCTCTCATTACAAACATATTCTTGAAGTTATTACCCCAGTCTATTTTAGCTCCAGAGTTGATCATATCAACAGAAGGATCATCTTTTAATAATACTTTACATTCTTCAATAAGCTCTTTTTCAATCTTCTGAGACACAATAGGGTCATTGGTAGCTAATTCTTTTTCATATTTCTTAAGAAGTTCTTGTTTTTTCTTAGCAATAGCTTTAGGTATACTAAGCATATTCTCTGTAATAGAAGTAGATAAGATATTACAATACGGTTGAAATTTTTCTGTCTTCATAATATATCTCTTGATAGCATCAAGAGGTAATTTATCTTCCATTACAGCATAAGACATTTTTTTATTTATTTCTTTAAAGACTTTACTAGTAATGGGTTTGTTTATATACCCAAACAAGTCAAACAATTCTTTTTCAATAAAAGCTTTATTAAAAACCCATATACCTACAGTGGTATTAATAGGATTTATATTTTTATTTCCTTCTGGACCATAGGATCCAGAGGGAATAGTTACTGTATCATATGTATTGAATCTTCTTTTATCATCAAAATCACCAAACATATCCATAGCAAAGGAAAGTTTGGTACATTCTTCTTCTTTGATTCCAACTAGATATTCAATATCTTTAGGATCTGTTATTTTATTAGAAAAACGTTTTTCTATTTTCATTATAAACCCCTTCCGAATTAAAGAAATTATTTAAATGTCGCCAATACCAATTTTTATAGGAGGTTAATTAGATGGAGGAAAATAATAATTCTTTTAATGATGACCTTTTTATAGATCAATTAGAAGCCGATCTAAATAATATAAATTTAGATAAGTATATAGAAACAATGGAAATCATATATAGAAACGTACAGACTGTAGCTAATGAGGAGCAAACCCCTGTATCTTTTTTTGATTCTTATCTAAATCTTTATACAACTCTATTTCCTAAATCATTAGAACCGTTTGGTAAAGAAGAAGATTTAGAAAATCTTAGCAAAGCAAAAATTATGTATATTAAAAAACTAAATGATGTAGGAATAAAAATGGCTATATTTTATAAATTAACTGATGATGGATTCAGTAATTATTATAATAGCTTTAATGAATTCACTTATGAAGATGGTGAGTTTAGATCTAACGTACAAATCAAAAGAAATACAGTATTATTAGCTGTAAAGAAAGCTAATGACTTCTTATCAAATAAAGCTAAAGCTATAAAGAATTTAATCATTCCTAAAAAGAAAGAACCTCTTAAAGCAGCTATAGATATAGAGAAAGTATCTAGTTATATAGACTATTTTAAAAAGGCTATTATAATGGATATGGTAAATATCTTTAACAAAAATGTATATGGCGAAGATGTAAATATAACTGACAAAGAAATACTTGAATCATTAAAGAATCTATTATTCTTATATAGCACTTATATAAATAATCTAGAAAAGCAAAGCGATACCAATGAAGGTATAACTCTTCTCAGTAATGACATTATGAGTGTAAGAGATGAATTTATAATAGAATTGAATAATGCATTGAATAATATTTATGAAAGGAAAGATTGAAATTGAAAGACATATTTACCATAGCAATTCAGTATGAAGATACTTATATTATAAATATTGAACTTATTAAAAGCGAAACTGAAAATCATTTGGATATAAAGTTAAATCTTGATACTAAATATAAAGAGATTAAAGATAGAGTATTTAAGATATATGATTCTCTTACTACTTATATTACAGAAGATGAATTCATATTATTCTTAAAAGACTATTTACAGATGAGTTCTAGAGTAAAAATCGCTACTCTTACCTTAGAAAAAGCTGAATGGATAGTAGAAAGATATAAAAAGTTTAAAAAACATGTAATCATATAATTAGATATATATTATAAATATGACCAATAGACTGATATAGTCTATTGGTTGATAACTTTTTATATTTAAGAAAACTTTATATTAATCTTTTTTGCGTTTTTAGGAGGAGAAAAATGAGGAATAGTGAAAATGAGTACCCTAGAAATGAGATATTTGATTATTTTACAAAATTTGAATTAATTAATCTTGATGAAGAGTGTAGGAAAGATCTTAGTAATGGCCATGGGTTTATTATTAAAGAACCTATGAAGATAACACAAACTTTAAATTCTATCGATTCTATTTTTAGTTCTAGATATGGAAAATCATTACAAGACCCTAATCCGTATTCTGATCGATATTCTTGTAAATATGGATGTACTCAAGGGGCATTTTACTCTGTACCTGGAGATAAGAATTGGGTTTGCCCTGTATGTGGAACCGAAGTAAAACCTGTTGGGGTAGATTTTACATATTTTGGTTGGATCAAATTAAAAGAAAAGTTTTGTTTGATACATCCTTTGATGTATCTTACTTTATCTAGCTTTATAGGAAAAAGTACATTAGAAAAAATTATAGAACCTGTAGTAGAATTAGATTCAAATGGTCTTCCTATGACGAATTATGATAAACGTTTATTAAAAGCTAAATCTAAAAGGGTTAGTCATGGAAGAAGAAAGAAATCAGAAGAAACAACTGGTCCTTTTGATGGAATAGGAATGCTTGGTCTTAGAGATAGATTTGATGAAATCATAGAGTACTATAGAAAAAAGAAACCTGCTAAAAAAGAATTCTATGATAAGATAGTAAAAGAAAGAGATAAAGTATTCATACACTCTATTCCTGTATATACTACTCAACTTCGAATTTCAAAACAAGAAAATACAAACTTTACATTTGAATCTACTAATGCTGATTTTAATATATTAGCAAAGCTTGCAGCTATTGTAAATAAAGATGATCTTTCTATTTATAGAAATAAGAAATATCAAAATCAAGTACTTTGGGATATGCAAACTAAGATAGGAAAGCTTACCAAAGAAATCATTGATATCTTATCTGGTAAAAAGGGTACTTTAAGATCTATCATCTCAGGAAGAACTGCATTTTCAGAACGCTCAGTTATTGTTCCTAATGCTAAATTAAGAATGGATGAGATTACATTACCTTATTTCGGTTTATGTATCTTAATGCAACAAAGACTTATAAATATCATAAAGAAGTCTTACAATATCACATATTCTCAAGCATATAAGATTTGGTATTATGCATCTTTAAAAGTAGATCCTAGAGTTTTGCAGATTATTAATGAATTAATAAAAACAAATCGTGTATCTGTGCTAATCAATAGAAATCCTACAATCTTCTATCAATCGATTGTATATAAAAGAGTTGTAGGATGTACACAAGATTATACAATGGGTATTGATGTGTATACTTTGGATGGGTTAGCAGCTGATTAACAAAATGGTCCCTATATATGGTAACATGTGTAGGTTAACAAGAGAATTGCTTGGACAGGCTAAAGCTATAGATGCTACAACATAATGAGCAATCATAAGTGTGAATGCTGAGGAAACTCGGAAAGAAATCTATAGATGACCTATGCTGAAATAAAAGCCTTGTATTGGTTAACGTATCTAATCTTTATAAGGTGCTAAGGGTTGATTACAATGTCTAATAAGCAGCTGTCTTAATTAAATCTGGTTTCTAGAAAGGGTTTATAATAATGAACTACTATAGAAACTGTAAAAAAGATGTTATCGAAAATTTAAATGAATCATATTTAGAGTATCCTCTAAATAAAAATTATATGGTAAGCAATTTTGGTTCTGTTTATTGTAAAAATGGATATAAGATAGCATCATTTATAAATAGAAATGGATATGAATATGTAAAAATCGATGGTAAAAACAATGCAGTACATCGATTAGTGCTTATGACCTTTAGTCCAAATAAGAATTATTTAAATTTAGACGTTAATCATATTAATGGGGTAAAAATAGACAATAGATTAAGTAATTTGGAATTGTCTACAAGGTCTGAAAATTGTATCCATGCTGTAATTCATGGATTATCTAAAATAGGAGAAAACCACCCTAATTCTATTCATACTAATAAAGAAATAGAATACATTTGTAAATTAATAAAAAGTGGTTATACATCCAAAGATATATCTATTTGTTTAAAAATAGAATGCACTCCTAATTTTAGAAAATTTATAAGCAAAATAAAACATGGAATTTTGTGGCAAAATATTTATAACCAGATTTAATTAAGAGGTTCAACGACTATTCCGTAGCGGGAATAGGGTACAAGCGTATCCGAAGTACTTGTCTCCATATATTATGGATGTGATATAGTCTGCTCTCAATTTAACGATTGAGAAGTTCATAAGAGAACTGGGTGAATTAGCGACTCACCTGAACACAAGGTTTGATGGAGATACACTTAATATTCTTATGATTTATAATAAAGAATTTAAAGATGCTTGCGAAGCTGTATATTCTCCTAGAAATGCATTTTGTATTTCTAGAGATGATGGAAAGATGAATCCTTCTATCAATATATTTAAAGATATTCTTATAAACTTAAATAGTTTAATCGGATTATCTAGAGATAACTACAGTACTGAACAAATGAGCAAGATAAAAGCGTTAAAAGAAAAATATAAAAATGTAATCTAATTTAATGGGTATTGGGTCAATTCCCAATACCCTTATTTTTATTTGGAGGAATTAGAATGTTACATAGACACATTAGCCAGCTTCCTGAAGTTGGTGATGGAATACAAAATCAAGTTCAGTATAATGATGACATTACTGGTGAATTAAGACATGGGTTTGCACATAAAATAGAATGGTTAGATCAAAATACTGCTTTTGTATATATAGTAGATAACGATCCTAGTAAAAACGATAAATTAGAACCTGCTTTTGGCAATCCTGGAACACCTAATTTTGTTCCTGAATTTAAATACACAGATATAATGGTGTTTGATGATAAGCCTAATAATCTCAATGGATGGGCCAGAGATTCTATCAAAGAGAATTATGATAAGTATACTGATTCAGAAGATTACGAATAATAATCAGGGTGTTTTAATACACCCTTTATTTTTTATAATGGGGTATATTATATGAGCATAAAACATATGAAGAAAGAAGATAAGATAAAGAAATACAAGCCTAGAAAACTAGAATTTAGAGAGTGGTTAAGACTTATTAAAGCAAAAGCTAAAGATGATAAATTAATTTTAGAAACAGACACATCAGATGATATCAAATTTAATATTTCGGATATAAGTGCTATTTACTTTTGCATGAAAGAAGGAACTCCTGATTATTATTCTCCTTCTTATGCTGTTAAATTAAAAAGCACTGGAAAGTTTTATGAGGTATATATAAAAGATTTTGGTGTAACCCTTATAGAACTTCCTTTTAATGAAACTAGTAGTGTATTTAAAAGGGATTATGGAAAAGTTACGGATGATCAAGACTTTTTAACTGATTTCTTTTTAGATAATCTTCTTCCTTTTGATTATATGAGTTTATTTCCTAATCATCTTGATTGGGTTAAACAAATGAAGAAGGATCAAGCAACTATATACTTCTTATATGAAAAAGAAAAAGATAGACTTGTTCATATATTTAGATACAAAGATATAAAAATGTTTATGGAAGATTATGTAGAGAATAAGTTATATGCTATTGTAAGAAATAGTGTATTTCTTCTTGATAATATGAGATTTGAATGCTCTACTGGTTTTGATAAACGTATGGATATATATGCTAAAGAAATGCCTTTTAGTTATGATGATTATAATAATCATTTAAAAAGCGTATTTCTTTACCTTCCTAATGAACTAAAAGATGATACTTTATCCGATGATAAAATTGATGATAATAACTAAAATTTAGTCCTAAGGTTTAATGCCTTAGGACTGTAATCTATTTTTTTTATAATTATATATTATAGTAGTGAATGAATAAATAAGTTGATAAAACTTATTTACATGAGTTGGGTTCAAGCCCATCGGAAAACAACATATGGTGATCCACTATCACCAGCAACGTTGTTTATTAAATCATTTTTTTATAAACTTTATTTCATTTTTAAAAAAGGAGATTAAGATCATGGAAGAAAAGAAGCATGTCCAGTACGGAAAGGTAAGTTCTAATAAAGTAGAAGAAAGTCAAGAAGAAGTACAGAAAGAAAAGACGGCAGCTAATAAGGCTGCGGATTTATTCTTGAAACCGGTCTTATTCATTACCAAGAAGATAGCAAGTAAACTTGGTATTGAAAATGACCTTTTTAAAGTCCAAACTATTTTTGGGCTTATCTTAGTTGTCTATTTATTTATAATAGGCACATTTTTGATGGGCTTTATGGAAGGTGCAAACATAGCCCACAATTATGAATATGAAAGTACCGGAAGAATAATCACATGTTTTAGTACTAATAAGAATAGTGCTAACAAAGAGTTTTCTGGAGGGTACTATGATATTCATGATGCTTATATAGCCGCCCCTGCAGGGATAAATAAGAATGGTGTTTGCACAGCCATCCTTTCTGATAAAGGTCTCGAAAGATACTTTAATGATAGAGACTATAAAAGATTAGATTATAGTGTCATCATCCATGCTGAAACAAAGGAAGAAGAAGCATTGATGTATCGACTTTTATCTGATCAGGAAGATCATCTTGACAGCTTGAAAGTTAGATATGAAGGCATGTCTAAAGATGGCACTCCCATGTTCTTTATCATGGAAAATCAGAAAAATCCCAGCAGTGCCGCAAAAATTGGTAGCTTAATCTATACTCTATTAGATTATGTTACACAACTTCATACACTGATCATATTCTTTACTGCCTATATGATTACGATGTATAGCAAAAAGAAAAAGGCAGAAAAAGCAGCAAATGAAATGAAAAAATAACAAAAATAAAATAAAGAGGACTTAAATGGTCCTCTTTATTTTTTTATTAATTAATAATATGAACTTTATTTCATAATCTACCCAATGTAGATCAAATAAGTTTTGTATACAAAATATAGTATTTTTGTACATGTTATATTTTTTTATCTAGTACAGGAATAAATACATTTGAATAACCAAAATGGTTCTAAAATAAAAATCCTATTAGGAGGCTAAATAAATTATGTATGTAATTAAAAGAGATGGGTCGCAAGTTCATTTTGATGCTTATAAGATTTGTGAAGCTATTAATAAAGCTAATAATGCATATGAAGGTTCAGATAAATTAAGTCCTAAGATGATTGATGAAATCGTTGAAAAGATTAACTACAAATGCTCTAAATTGGACAGAGCTGTATCTGTAGAAGAAATTCAAGATATGGTAGAAGATTGTATTATGAGCCTTGGAAGGTATAGATTAGCAAAAGAGTATATTACTTACCGATATAAACATGCTCTTATGAGAAAATCTAATGATCTTGATAGAAAAATTCTTAATCTTATCGACTGCAAGAATGAAGAAGTTCTTCAAGAAAATTCAAATAAAAATCCGACAATCAATTCTACCCAACGTGATTACATTGCTGGTGAATATAGCAAGGATATTAGCAACCGACTTTTACTTCCTGAAGATATTCAAAAAGCACACAATGAAGGATTAATTCATTTCCATGATATGGATTACTTCATTCAAAAGATGCATAACTGCTGTCTCATTAACCTTGAAGATATGTTGCAAAATGGTACAGTAATTTCTGAAACTAAGATTGATACTCCTCATTCTTTTACAACTGCTTGTAATATTGCAACTCAGATTATAGCACAAGTGGCATCTTCACAATATGGTGGTTCTACTATTTCATTAGCACACTTAGCACCCTTTGTAGATGTATCTCGTAAGAAGATTATCAATAATATTAAAGAGGAATTAGAAATTTCTGGTGCTACTCTTACTGAAGAACAGATTAAAGAGATTGCTGAAGAAAGACTTAAAAGAGAAATCAAATCTGGCATTCAAACTATACAATATCAGATTGTAACTCTTATGACTACCAATGGTCAAGCACCGTTTATAACAGAATCTATGTATTTAAATGAAGCTAAGAATGAACAAGAAAAACATGACTTAGCTATGATTATAGAAGAAACTATTCGCCAAAGATATAAGGGTACTAAGAATAAACAAGGTGTATATGTAACCCCTACATTCCCTAAACTTATTTATGTATTACAAGATGATAATATTCATGAAGGAGATGAATATTACTATCTCACAATAATGGCAGCTCAATGCACAGCTAAAAGAATGGTTCCTGATTATATTTCAGAAAAGAAGATGAAAGAATTAAAAGAAGGAACTGTTGTAATCCCAATGGGAGCTGTATTTGGGAAAGAAGTAATTACTTATAAACTCAATAATCAATTATTCGTAGAATCATTTGAAAGAGCATGGGATAGATTAGTATCTATATATGGCGGATCTATGATTAAATTGATAGGAGCAAAATCAGAATTTATTGTTCCTGAAAATATGCTTATTTTTGATTCATCTTCAAATGGATTTGTAAAAGTTAAGAAGTTTATAAGAAATGATGATTATAACCGTTGGAATAGAGTAAAGTTTAATGGAAGAGTATTAACACTTACAAGTGATCATCCGTTACCCACTCAAAGAGGAAGAATAGCAGTAGAAGATTTAAAACCTGGAGACACAGTTCCTGCATCCAAATACAATAAAGAAAATGAATTCTCAGAAAAATACATTGTAGAATCCGTAGAATTTTTAGGAAATATTGGGGAATATGAATACGATGTAGAAACAGAATCTGATAGATTCGATGTATCTTGTATAAATTCACATAATTGCCGTTCAATGCTTTCTCCTTGGAAAGATGAAAATGGAGATTATAAATATTGGGGAAGATTTAATATGGGTGTAGTAACTCTTAACATTCCCTATGTAGCATTATCGTCTAAAGGAGACAAAGAAGTATTTTGGAAGAAGTTTGATGAAGCTTTGGAATTAGTTCATAAAGCATTATTGGTTCGATATAATAGATTAAAAGGAACCACTTCTGATTATGCTCCTATTCTTTGGCAGCATGGTGCTTTATCTAGATTAAAACCTGGTGAAACAATAGATAAACTTCTTGTTGGTGGCTATGCTACTATTTCTCTTGGATATGCTGGTTTATATGAAGCCGTAAGATACATGACTGGAAAATCTCATACAGATCCTGAAGCTACTCCTTTTGCTCTTGATATTATGAAACGAATGAATGAAAAATGTAAAGAGTGGAAAGAAAAAGAAAATTTAGGTTATGCTATTTATGGAACTCCTTTGGAATCCACTACCTATAAATTTGCTAAGGCAAATCAAAGACGGTTTGGTGTTATAGAAGGTGTAACAGATAAGCCTTATGTAACAAATTCTTATCATGTTCATGTAACTGAACCCATTAGTATCTTTGATAAGTTCAACTTTGAATCTCAGTTCCAAGAACTTAGTACAGGTGGGGCTATTTCATATGGAGAAAGTCCTAGCATGCTTAATAATGTCGAAGCTATTATGAAAGTGCTTTCTCATATTTATGATCATATCCTTTATGCAGAAATCAATTCAAAATCTGATTACTGCTATAAGTGCGGTTATGAAGGAGAAATCAAACTAGATAAGAATGAAGAAACTGGTGAAATGATTTGGACTTGTCCTAATTGTGGAAACCATGATCCTAAAGAAATGAGTATTGTAAGAAGAACTTGTGGATATTTAGGAAACAATATGTGGAATTATGGTAGAACAAATGAAATCCATGATAGAGTTCTTCATTTATAAATCTAAATAATTTGTATCTAGTGTATCTTTATGATACACTAGATATTCTAATTGGGAGATAAATATGAATTACGGTGAAATAAAGACATATGATACGGCTAATGGTGAAGGGGTTAGAGTCACTTTATTTGTATCTGGTTGTACAAGACATTGCTCTGAATGTCATAATAAAGAGGCATGGGATTTTGATTTTGGTAAAAGATTTACCTTTAAAGAAAAAGAACTTATAAAAAATTGTTTAAGTAAAGATTATATATCCGGATTATCCATTCTTGGTGGGGAACCATTTGAACATAAAAATGTGCAGTGCTTGGGAAGATTCGTAGAAGAAATAAGAGAAGAATTTAAAGATACTAAAAATATATGGGTTTATTCTGGATATAAATTGGATGAATTGGTTGGAACTAGAATAAAGAAAGAAAAATTTGTAAATTATGGATATAGTGGAACAGAAAGTCTTCTTCATAATTGCGATGTGTTAGTAGATGGAGAATTTATAATTAAACAAAAAGATATATCTCTAAAGTTTAGAGGCTCATCCAATCAAAGATTGATAGATCTTAAAAAGACTTTTGATCTGTGGAAAAAAGATAATAATGCTAAGAAGAACCGTGAAGTTATTCTTTGGGAAAATTTAGCTGAATCTCATAGTTGCTTATTATAATAAATAAAAATACTATATACAATTAATTAGTTATTTTTAACGTTTAGTATTTATTATATAGGAGGGTATTATAATGGCTACTACTGAAACAATGAGCATTGCTAAATTAATCTCTGAACAAAAATTGGTTGCAAAACGTCTTAATGAAATCGTTTCTGCAAAACAATTCAATCTTATTTCTTATTATTTTGATTATAATAAGTTTGTTGGGCCTCTTAGTATCGAAGATGCAGAAAAGAATACTCTTGCATACTTTGATGAATTTGATTCTCTCCTTATTCGTTTTAAAGCATTAAATGCTGCTAGAGTAAAAGCTAATGCTACTACAATGGTACGTGTACCTGCTTTTATTTCTATTAAAGACGTATTTAGTGGGAAAGAAGTAGGAGAAGAAGAAATTACTATTGCAGAAGCTATTCTTAGAAAGAAATATTTTGTTGATGTTCTTAGTTCACTTGCTCGTTCTTTAGGTTCTAAATATGGAACAGAAATTCTTAAGAAGAAAGAATTTGATGAAAAAGCTGAAGAAGAAGTAGAAAAGGAACTTGATAGAAAGTTCCCTGTAGAAATGAAGAGAAACTTTACAGCTAAAGATATTGATGAAGCAAAAGAAAAAGCTCGTAAAGATAATGAAGTTAAAATCCTTGATCCTCTTAAAGTAGCTGATGGAGTGAAGGTTCGTAAATTCATTGATATGGTAAACAACTATGTTGAAACCATCGATTCTGCTTTATCTGAAGTAAATGCTGCTACTAAAGTAGAATTTGCATATTAATTTGTTTTAAATTGCTAGGGAAGCATTAAACATAGAGTTATTTAGGAGAGGTTCTTTTAAAGTTTCTTTTCTCTTTAAATATCAAGAAACTTTACTTTTATAATTTATCGATTTCATACCTTAGCGGTATGATCTACAGACTCTCTATACTTAATTAGATGATAATAAGAGATGACGATAACAGTACTGTACTTTATTGTCGCATAGTCAGATATGGAACTATGTTATGGCCGAAAGGTAATCCGTATCACTTAAACTGAAAAACTTATAACTCTATAAAACTTAACTTTTTAAATATTTATGGCCCTCTTTCCTTCTAGGGTTTATTTCCGACAGTATTATATAAATAGAAGGTTATTAAACATTTAAACTCATAAAAGTATAATTATTTAAATTTATAAAAGTTAAATAAATCTATACCACAAAAGGATTCCACGAAGAGTGGTTACTAGGCTATCTAAATAGGCCAAATGTTTATCTGGTATAGTTGCTACCCTTAGCAATATTTTTTATTTTTTCAAGTATTACGTATAACTATATATATCAAAATAGTTTGTTTTGCATACCCTATAACGACTAATCCTTGCATTCATAGTTACCTGATAAATATAGATTTTGTTTTTCCATGATTTTGTTAATATTGATAATTGTCACTTTTTATCACTAACGTCTTAATGGCGTTAGTGATAATCTTTTAAAAAATAATTGTATATTATATCAGTGATTAGTGGTTTAATAACCTGCCATGTTGGGCAGGCTATGTTGTTTTTTATTTTTTGTCACATCTTTATAATACGGAAACGAGGTGTGAATATAAATGGATCAAGATAATGTAAAAATATTATCTAATATAGAATTAGAAGAGTTAAAAGATAGTGGTAAGTTAGTAAATCTAGAACTCAAAAAGAGTTATGAGCATAATTTAAAAACAAACCTCATAATTCCTTCTGTAAATCAAGCATACTCTTGTTGTATTGAATATATGAGAGCTTGGTTCTTTGATAAATTTGGAGATAAATTTTTTAAGACAACATGGTTAGATTCAGAACATATGCTGAATCCATTTAGACGAAGAAGAACTAAAGATATGATAGCCGTAAACAAACCTGCTGTCACTATCACTCCTGAATTAGACTTCTCATTTAATAGAGAAAATATAGATCTTCATAATATGGGTCTTTTATTATATACGAATAGATGTACTTATAGAGATGCATGGTTTATAGATAGAGATAAAAGTCTATTTATATCTATGACTATGGAAATGCTTCTTATGAACTTCAACTATAGAATGAGGTTTAATGGAAGAGGAATGCAATTAGATATTGCCAAAATGTGTCAAATGGCATTTAGAGCCGGAGGAACACAGAAACATTACAACGATATAGATTATCCTCTTCCTAAAGAACTTATGAACCAATTAGCAGAAGATGCTCTTGGGATATGTATTAAAGATGGAGATATATTAGAAGTAACTAAATTCTTACATTATATCAATTCCCATTCTAGATTACCTGTATTATACAAATTCAATGCAGCTACTCATAATATGGAATACTTCCTAAAAGTTCCTCAGACTATTATCCATATTAAGACAAACGAAATTAATATAGACCAGGGGTCTGATATTGGACAGACTAAGACAGATTATGGTATTTCATTTGATACAAATGTAAGATTTCCATCTCCAAAATTCTATGCATATTATTCTCTTAAAGTAAGAGATAATGTACAGTGTACTACATTAGACAAAGCCTCTGCTATTACTTCTCTTATGAATGCTTCTAGAATACCTCCTCATAATGAAAAGGGATGGCAGTGGAATATCAAATCTGAATATGAATTTACAGATGAAAAAGAAATTCAAGATATAAAAGATGGAAAATTAATGTCCATTCAATTTGATGGTTTGATAGGAGATCTCAGAGATATTGTAGATTATACAAAATCTATTGCTATTGCTCCTGAAGTATTTATAGATTTGAAGATCTATAATTCATTTGAATTTATAAAAACAGAGATAGATTGGAATAAGTTTGAGATTAAATTCAAACAACCTATCAAGTCAACAAAGTGCTATCTTATCATATATTTAGACAATAATTACATCAATGAAAATCTTACAATTCTAAGAAGATATAAAGAAGAACGAATTAACCCATCTCATAATAAAGTGGGTCCTGAATTATCAAGTGATACAAAAACAATGATCTATTAATTTTTTTTACCCTAGAGCTATAAAGGCTCTAGGGTTTAATTCTTTATATAGTGATATATTATAGATTTGAAATACTAATGTATTGGAGGTATAACTATAATATAGAGAATAATAACAAATTCCAAAAACTACTATTATAGATTAAGCCTTATATGCTTAATTTAAAACACCGAGAGGAGATTTATTGATGGCAGAAAGAGTTATAGATGTAAATATAGCAACTCAATCTAACCAAGATATGAGAGACTATGCAATCTATGTTATTAGAAACAGAGCTATTCCTGATATGATTGATGGATTAAAGCCTGTTATCAGAAGAATTCTGTTTTGTGCTGCAAATGATTTTAGAGGTCAAGGATTTATTAAGACTTCTAATATCATGGGTCAGGTTATTCGTAAATATAATCCTCATGGGGATACAGCTGTAAATGATGCAATTAGAAATATGATTAATGATTTTGCGACCAAATATCCTACTATGGAAGGATCTGGTTCTTGGGGAAGTAAAGCAAATAATCAAGCAGCTGCACCTAGATATACTGAATGTAAAATTAGTAAATTTGCAACAGATGTGTTTATCAAAGATATCTATGAAGATTCCAATTCTACAGACTGGGTAGATAATTATGATAAACGTTGTAAAGAACCGCTATATTTACCTGCACGAATTCCTGCATTACTAGTATTAGGACAGGTTGGTATTGCGGTAGGTGTAAAAACTTCTATTCCTTCTCATAATCTTGGTGAAGTAATAGATGCTACTATAGGACTTATTAAGAATCCTAATCATAAGTTCTGTTTAATACCTGATGAATGTATGCCTTGTGAAATTATTGATACAGACTGGAAAACAATCAATGAAACAGGCAATGGAACCTATATATCTCAGGGTATTATAGAAACAGGTACTTATGATAAGAAACCTGCATTGTTTATAAGATCACTTCCTGATTTTGTATATTTTGATTCGGTTTATAAATCCATTGTAAAATTAGTAACTTCAGGAGCCGCTCCTTTTATTCAAGATCATGTATCTAGAACAACTAGAGATAAGAAAACTGGAGAAATTATATTTGAAGAAGTAATCAAGCTTAAAGACAATATTGATCCTAACTATGCTAAAGAATTCTTATATGCTAATACAAGTATTAGGCAAACTAGACAGGTTAGAATCATTGTAATCAAAGACAATAAACTTTGTTATATGAATTATAGGGAATACTTATTAAACTTTATTAACTTTAGAAGAACAAGTGTTGCCAGAAAGTTCAATTCTATACTTCAAAAGTATAAGACCTCTATTCATGAACGAAAGTTCTTGTTGTATGTATTGTCTCATAAGAAAGAGCTTGATAATGTAATCAATATGATTCGTAAACAAAAGACTACAGATAGACAAGAACTGATAGATTATACGTCCAGTCAATTAAAGATTACAAACCTTCAGGCTAAGTCATTATTAGAATATGATCTCGGAAAGCTTACAGAAGGCTATCGTATTAAATATGAAAAAGAACTAAAAGAGTTAGAAGCTAAAGTAAAAGAAATTATGGATATTCTTATCCATCCTGAAAAGATTGACCATGTTATTATTGATGAAATGTTAGAAATCAAAAGAAAGTATAACAACAAACGCATGTGCCATCTTATTTCTAAATCAGAAGCTTCTGGTATAGCTCCTGGTACATTTAGGCTTATTTTCACAAAGAAAGGGTATGTAAAGAAGATCGGAGAAAATGAAAATATTACAGCCCTTAATAAAGATGAAATTAAATTTATTACAAAAGCTGAGAATGATGAAGACGTTGTATTATTCTCTTCTTTAGGGAAAGTATTTAAACTTCCTGTACATAAAATTCCGTTATCAGATAAGAACTCAAACGGTAATGATATCCGATTGTTGAATAAGTATCTTACTCCTGATATAGCTTGTGCTATTCCTGAATCTACTTTAAATAAGATGGTGGAATCTAAAACGCATAGCTATTTGTTTGTGGTTAGTAGAAAAGGATATATCAAAAAGATTGATATTACAGATGTATTAACTGCTCCTCCGTCTGGCATCATCTATAGTAAATTAGATGAAAATGATTATGTACAAGGAATTCTTGTAGGTCCTGAAAAGATGGATATTCTTGTATATGCTGGAACTAAAGTTCTTAGAATCCATCCTAAAGAAATCCCTTATCTTAAGAGATCTACAAAAGGTAATAGAGTATCAACAGCAGCTAGTGTTATAGATGGTATGAGTTTTGTATTACCTAATATGAGCCATATTGTTGTTGTTACAAAGAATGGATATGTGAATAAGATATCTCTTGATATTATTAAGAGATCTAATAGAGGCAAAGCTGGAGATAGAATTATTAAACTTAAGAAAGATGATAGTATTATCTTCATAGCTCCTCTAAGAAGTGATAATGTATTGTGTTCTATACAAGGAAGAAAAGAAGATGAAATCAAAGTTTCAGATATTCCTGAAGGAAGTACAGTAGGATGCGGTACAAAGCTATTCAATATTACAAATAGAGTTCATATATCATAACACAATAGGTATGAGAGGATTTCTCTCATACCTAATTATTTTTTTGGTTATATATTATTAATGTGGTAAGGAGTGTACGAAAGTTTCAAATGAAAGAATCTAATCTCCTCTTTCAACTTTAATACTGGGTTTTAATGACTTCGACAACCATTAAAACTAAATACAGAATAGTCAAATATGCTATATGCATATAGGTTAAACAACCCCTCTGGTAATAGGTATAAAGTTTAATCTGATTGATTATCCGATCGATGGGACACTTACAAAGCTCAAAACACTACAAACAATCAATCACACTCCTTACCACTTCCTTTCCAGGTTTGAACCTCATGGATTCTGTTACTACTTACAAGGTATTATAACAGCCTCCATTCCCCATCCATGGGGTTCATTCTTTTTTTTTGTAAACCCCATATTTTTTTACTTTAAGACATTCATATAATCTGATAGGAGGTTTATCCTACAATGCCAAAAAAGAAGAATTTTAACACATCTGCCATTCTTAAAGAGGTTTATCCTATCATTGAGGATAGCCTAAAAAAGAATCTTATTTCTTGGAAAAGATGTTTATCTAATTTCATTTCGAAACGGTCTCAGTATTTATTTGATACTGTTCCTGCCGATAGGATTTATTATAGAGATGAAGATAAGCAAGAATTATTCAAAGCTCTTAAAATAACTGAGGCTCAAATTAAAGCTGGTATTGGAAATACTTATTATGCAAATCATGCTCATTTTAAACCAGCATCTGCTAAAGATACTGTTACTATTGTAGCACTTTGCATTGTAAGATATTTTTGTTTAAAGAAAGACAAAACAAATTTAGAGCTGGCTATGATATATCTTGCTTTCTCAGCTAAATTCTATCCTATTATCCATTATGAATTCTTTAAAGTAGTAGCTCCGTCTAAATATAGATACATAATGGAATATGTTGTGAATCATATGCTATCTCAAAAGTTTGATCTTAAATCTAAAGGCAGTGTCATAGGAGCTATCAAATCTATAAACTCTACTTGGATTGCTTCTTATGAAAAGATGTTTAAATCCTTTGATGATGAAGATACTGTATACGTAAATGAACAATTGTTCAACCGTATAAAATCTTTTATGAAGAATATTGCTTCTTTATACTATGAAGCATATAAGAATAAAGATGGTATCTTATACGAAAAAGATCAATTACCCGATGAAGGATCTGGAGATTCAACTTTCAATCTTTCTACAAATGATTCATTTAAATTGCAACAATATGTAGAAAATACAATGAATACTTTGAATACTACTAAGATAGATTATAGAACTTGTACTATGTGTGTAGATGGTAACGTTGGAGTTCAAGAATTATCTGCTTTGATGGAAACTATTTTAAATAATCCTGAAAATCTTGATAAGATAAAGGAACTTATAACCTTATATATTGCTACATATCTTGTACAGGCTAATAATAAAGATATCGCTACAGTAGCATTCTTAAAATTCACTATTCAGCCTAAACCAAATACTAAAGATCCTAGTTTGAATAGGATTAAAGATATAATGGAAGAGTTATTAGATGATAACTCTGTACAATATAGAAAACGTAAACACCGTATAGCTACAAAGCTTTCTTATCATAAAGCTATTGCTAAATATTTTGCATTTACTATAATCAATTCAAATAAATAGGAGTATGATATATAATGATATCTTTAAATGAAGTATATTTTGGGAAAACAAATGATGTACTCAAAATAGAAGATCTTTTTATAAAATTTAAAACTAAATATGCAAAAGACAAACCCTTGAAATCTTTTAATTCTTATATAAAACTTAGCAAAGATAAGACACTGAGAGATATTGAACAATGTATTGAAAATACATTTGGATTCAATGGTGTAATCTTAACCATCAATCCTGATCCTACATTAAATGCATATACTATTCCTTTCATTCTAGACCGTAAAACAGGAAAGGCTTATGACTTTAATGATACTGCACATGATGTAAAGAATTTTAAAAATTATGTAATTATGACTGAACGTGGTTGTAAGATTGATAAGAAAAAGTTCCCTCTTAATATTTTGATTTGTTTAAATCTCGGTGCAGTTTTTGGAAGTGCTATTACCATTCCTGAACTTATGTCTTTCCTTCTTCATGAAATTGGTCATACATTCTCAAAACTTATTATGTATAAAGGTACTAAGTATGGATTGGTAGATGAAAAATTTGCCGACCAATTTGCTGGAATGTATGGTTATGGTGCAGAACTAAGCTCTGCTTTTAATAAATTAGGAAATACAGAAGCACCTATTACGAAAACATTGAAACAGGTTCCTGTATTTAATATTGTCGTTGGTCTTGGAAAGATATTGTATGATATCAATTACAAGTTCTGGACTATGGGAGACGTTCATCCTACAGATATTGCTAGAGTTAGATATCAAGTAGAACAGATGGAATTGGAATTGAAAGAATCCAAAGACATCAATCCTAAAATGAAGAAAGAAATGCAAGCTCAATTAGAAGGTTGTAAAGAACAACTCGATAAATTTGAGACAGTTGCAGATGAAGATACCGTTGCTGATAGAATGTTCAAATTCTATAATAGAAACCTGGAAAAATTAAATCTGGGTGAAATTATAAATGATAAGACAATAGAAGCTCATGGAAGTACAGCAATGATAAATCAAGCATTTCAAGCTTTACTTGGTATAAACAAACCTAAGAAGGGATAATTATGAATATCAAAGAAGCTAGAAAAAAAGTAGAAGAGCGGATATATAAAGTATTTGATATTGTAGATAAAACTGGGCAGAATACAGAATATTATAAAGCAAAGTTTGCTAAAATGAGCGATGCTCAATTTAAAGACTTCTTTAACCAGGACTTCCCTCTCAAATTCCAATCAAAGGTATTTGATAATGATCCTACAATAGATCAGATTATGGATGCTTTACATTTTATAAAAGTTCCTATTGAAGAAAAGGTTAGTATGCCTTTTATTAATAGAAATAGAGAAGGAAAACCTGTAAAATCTCAACCTGTATTGGTTGTCTATATGACTCTTAAGAGATTAAAACAGATGGTTCAAAAGAAGACTGGATATTCTGTAAATATTTCTAAACGTGATTATAGAACAGGTCTTCTTATAGATACTGATAAGAATGGTAACTCTACTGACCGTGAATTTGAATCTCTAGTTACATTAGATCTTCCTGAAACAATGAAAGAATTATCTACTTATCGTGCAGATTCAATGACAGCAAAAGCTAAATTCTATAATCAGATTAATCTGACAGGTATGGTTAGTCAAAAGGATGTTCCTGTAGAGAATGATGATTCTATTGCTAGAAACCTTATTTCTGCATATCTTATTGGTGCTCATATCAATTCAAACTTGGTAAATAAAGATGATTATTTACCTAGAACTCTTGAGAAAAAGAACTTAGATAGATCAGGAATTAGGAGAGAACAATAAAATATCCTGAAATTATATATTATAAAAATGAAGTTTAATGAAGCAAGAACATAAATTAAGCTTGTCAGGTAATATTTAAAAGGAGGTATAAATATGAACGACAAACAAGAAGAACAAGTTGTAAGCTTAACTGAACAAGGTGACTTTGGTTGCGGAGTACATGTGCTTACAGAAGAAGAAAAAGAAAAAGTAAAACAGCAACAACAAACACAAAAATAAAATATTGTATTTTTTAATTTTCAGCACTCATAGCACTTAGTTGCTATGAGTGTCATTTTTTTACTCAAACTGAGTTTTTAGAAGAAAGGATGGTTAGATGATAGTACATCAGAAAAATTCTAGTAAAAGTAAAACAAATGTGGTTAGAAAGCAGTCTCATACAAAACACAAGATGAGATATGTTTTCACAGTTCTGTTGATTGTTTTTGTAGCTATTTCAATTGTTGAAAGTATGTATGCTACAATCAGAGTTCACTCACTGCAAACACAAATGGATGAAATGACGAAAAATCTATCTGATGCAAAAGAACAAAATCAAGCAATCATCAACACCTTGCAGAACATGCATGAAGAACAAAAAGAAAATATTAAAAAACAAGAGGAAAAGTTAGAAAAGATTCATGTTACTAGAATGAACGCAATTACTAATTTAAAAGAAGGTTTCACAGCAGATACTGATCTTTGTTCTAACAGAGGTATTACAGTAGAGGATATGAACAATATCATTGATCAATATGATATAAAATGTGGTGGAACTGAATTCAAAGGTCATGGTGATATATTCATCAAGGCTTCTCAAGTAACAGGATTGAATCCTATCTACATCTTTGCTCATGCATGTGTAGAATCTGGATTTGGTAATAGTTATTTAGCCAAAAACAGATTTAATTATTTCGGTATTAATGCTGTCGATGTTGATCCTAATCAAGCTTATGCTATGGGATCTAACATGGAAGAAGGTATAATCAATGGTGCTGCATGGATTAAGAAAAATTATTATGCACAAGGTTATACTACATTACGTCAGATGAAAGAAGCTGGGTACGCTACATCTGATACATGGGTAATTTCTATACTGGGCGTTGCTAATAACAGTATCGTCTTATTATAAATAATTTTTGGAGTTACCATATAATATACTATTATGGAGGAGATGTTATAATGCTTAATGCAAAATTCATTGGGGTTGGTGCAGCTGGTAATAAAGCTGTGATACAGCTCTTGGAACAAGGAGTAATCCAATCAAGTTCTTGCTTACTTTTAAACAGTACACTTACAGATGTACCTGAAAAGTATAAAGAATTTGCAATTGAATTTGGGGATGTAAAGGGATGCGGTAAAGAAAGAAATCTTGCAAAAGAAATGATTGTAGATGCTTTATCCAATCATACTGTAAATCTTGATGCATTCTTAGACCCTGAAGATAAAATGGTAGTCATCGTTACTTCTTCAGAAGGTGGTACTGGATGTGGTGCTTCTTCTGTAATTGCTCAATATATGAAAGAAGTAATCAATACAAATGTACAAATGTTTGTATTCACTGGATTCGAAGATGATGTTAGAGGTCTTAAGAATACAGTAGATTGGTTCCACGATCTTTCAGAAGAATATGTGGTACAAGCTATTTCTAATAAATCCTTCTTAGATGAAGCTAAAGGAAATAGAAAGAAAGCTGAAAACCTTGCAAATCAGGAATTTGTAAAACGTGTATCAACATTGCTTGGTCAAAATATCATTGCTTCTGATAACAACATTGATGATACTGATCTTTATAAAATTGATACAACTCCTGGATTTATGACTATTGAACACTGTGTTCTTAATAAGATTCGCAGTGTAGAAGATTTTAATAATGCTCTTGAAAATATGATGAGAGAAACTCATAGTCTCGATAATGAACGCTCTGCAAAACGCATTGGTATCATTATCAATTGTGGAGAAAAGACTCAAGAGTTTATCGACCAGAGCTTTGAAGTTATTAAAGATAAATATGGTGAACCGTATGAATTATTCTTGCATATTCAAAATTATCATGATGATGAATATGTAGATATCATCGTATCTGGTATGAAGATTCCGTTCGATGATGTTAAGACCACTTACAATAAGTACAAGAAACAATTAGAATCTATTGATATGAAATCTGATAGATTCTTTAAACAAAACTTTGATACATCTGATGCGGATGCATTAGATATGAATTCTAAAGTTAAGGTTTATGCAGAAAAGAATACAAACAAACTTGCTGCATCTAGATCTGACTTCTTTAGCAAAATGGGTGTAAAGGGTAAAGGTAATGAAAAGCCTTCCAAAACATCAGATGAATTATAATTAATCATTTTACCTATAGGAGATTTGAATATGGAAAATGAAAATGGTTTAAAAATTGAATCTCTTGTAGAAACTAATGTAGGTAGTAAGTTAGCGACGTGTCTGGCAAATGTTAGTTATTTGCCAGACGAACTCGCTTATCGTTTAGTAAAACAAGAGTATAAATCTTTTTTGTATAATATTGAAAAATTTGAAGAGTTAAACTTTTTAAAAGAGAATACAAGATTTATTACATTCTTAATTCAAGTATGTATGGAAGAAGAGTTGAGCTATGAAGATAGGATATATTGTAATTCTATGATTTACAACATGTTTCCTGTAAATCAATATTTGGCTAAACTCTATACTTTCTTAAGTACAATAGTAAACAACAATATGACTCATAAGATTATGAATATTTGCGAATTCAACCAAGTATCATCTTCTTATATTGCAGTAGCTAGAAAATCATCTTTTAATTTTGATGAAAATATTACAAGATTGATATCCTCCATTATCTGTATAGGATTGGATGTATCGAACAATATATCTGTAGATAAGATTGAGAATCTATTTAACCTTATATATCCAGATACTAAAGAAATATCACAAGTATTTTTACACTTATTAAAAGATAACTACATCTATAGATCTGATGAAGAGTGGATAACCAGCGATATTATCTATATTTCCAATATGATAAATAAAGCTGTTTTAAATATAATAGAATCAAAAGATGAACCTGTTATAGATAATATCTTAATGCAAGTTCATAATATGATTAGTATAGAAGGATTAGAATATGAGGATTTAAGATTTAGTCTTAAGAAGCTAGACAAATCTATATATCCTAAGATCAATGCATCTATAAACAATTTGTATAGAAATGATATTTATTTGAAGTAAAAGTTGCCCATACCTTTAGTTAGGTATGGGTAATTAATTTTGATAAAAACATCAACAATTTATTATATCAAAATGTTTATTTTTTTGAGAGACGGAGGATAAACTAATGGCAGAAACAGATAGCATGCTTGAACAGATGTTTAGAGAAAAAGCAGCTGGTATGGACTTTAGTATGAAACAAGAAGCTAAAGAAGATACTGGATATCCTAGCGGATTTCTTAATTTCGACTATCAAAATGGATTTATTAATGATGAACGGTTATCAAATGGAGAATTACATCCTTATTATGTATTAGGAATTACGGATGGGTCTTATAATGCATTTATAGGGAATACAGGTTGTGGTAAATCTACTTTAGTAACTCAAATAGCAGCAAATATTGCTAGACAATATAAAACATCCACTATCTTTGAAGATAATATCGAAGGTGGTATGACTTCTTCTAGACGTAGATCTTTATCTGGATTTTCTGTTGAAGAATATGAAAAGAGATATATTGTAAGAAACACTGGTATCACTGCAGAAAACTTTTATGAACGTATTAAGATGATTCATGATTTAAAGCTTTCTAATGTAGATAAATTCCTTTATGATACAAAGAGAAATGATGTATATGGCAAACCTATTATGAAATTAGAACCTACTTTATACATCATAGATTCTATTCCTATGCTTATGCCTAAGGAATATATAGATGATGATGAATTGGCTGGTAAATCATCTGGTGCAGCAACAGCTCAGATCTTAACAAGAATATTTAGACAGATTATTCCTCTTCTTAAAGAAGCTAATATCATTTTATTTGGTATTAATCATATTCTTGAAGATGTTCAGATGAGTATATTTCCTAAACCGAATGCAGTACAATATCTTAAACAAGGTGAAAGACTTCCTAGAGGAAGATCCTCTACTTATGTAGCTAATAATATCATTAGATTAGATGCTAAGAGTAAGCTTAAAGCTGATGAAACATATAAAGTTGAAGGTTCTGTTGTAGAACTTAGTTTAGTAAAATCAAGATCTTCAGGAAAGAAAACAGGTACAAGACTTGTATTTGATTATAACAATGGATTTGATCCTTGGTTATCCTTATTAGAAGATATGAAGAACAATAAACTTCTTTATGGTGGAGGAGCTTCTTTATCTTTTGATCCTGATAAGATTCATAAATTCTCTTATGGTAATTTTAGAGAAAAAATAAATGAAAATCCTGAATTTAGAACAGCTTTTGTAAAAGCTGCTTTAGGATATTTAAAGAAAATTCCTCAAAGAATCATTCTTGCAGAAAATCTTCACACTGACGATCTTCTTACTTCAGACTCTTTATATGAAGTGGAATAATTTTTAGGCTTATATATTATAAACATGAGAGGTCAAGAGATCTCTCATGTTTTTTCTTTATTTCTAGGAGGAGATTTCAATGAAAAAAGTTAGTGTTGATGTAAAACTTGGTACAATCGAAGAGTTAAAGAAGCAAATCGAGTCTGGTTCTATTGGGGAGTTATCAGATTCAGAAAAAGAAAAGTTAGATACGTACAATTCAAATACGTGTTTATCGGTTCCTATTGAAAGTAAAAGCAATACAAATACCGATGATGAGGAAGATGAAACAATTTCTTTGTTTACAGTAGCTGGAAAAGAAGATGAAATGTCTTTTAAAAGCATTTCTAATGGTCTTAGAAGTACTCGTTCTATTCTAACATCGTGCTATCCTGATTACGATGATACAATGTTCTATTTTATGATAGATTATTCTAATTTATTTCATTTTATCAATAATTTAGAAGAAGAAGATATAAAGGTTTTGATAAGCACTTTATATTCTAATTATAGAATAAGAATAGCTTTAATTTAGTTTAAAAAAGAGGAGTCTAATCAATGAAAACAACCAATACTACGCTTAGACTTGGGAAAGAGATAGAAGAAATAGAAAAGAAACTTCCTAGTCAAGAGTATACGTTGTGTAAAGGTCTTAAACAACCTTTTAACAACACAAATTCAGGTTCCAGAAAGATAATGCAGGGGATTCAGATGGAACAGATAACACAGCTCCTTAATCCTGAAGTCCCCATTGTTTCTACTGGTTATGAAAACCAATTCGGTGAATTCAGCTCTAATTTTATTAGGGCTGAATTCAATTATAAGGTCATGGCTAAAATATCGAAATTTAGTAATGATCCTGATAGACATTATTGGCTTATCTTATATAATAAGAGTAAAAATGTTCTTACCTGTATAGAACGTATAGGTTATAAACATATAACAGAGTTTTATGGTTACTTATACAACAATGAGTATTTAGATAGCTTATCTGTTGGAAAGACTATTCATAAAGATGATGTAGTTAAAAAGACAATATCTTATGATGAATACAACAATAGGGCTGAAGGAATAAATCTTTCCACAATGTATGTAGCATGTGAAGATGTAAAAGAAGATCCCATTGTAATCAGTCAATCAGCTGCTAATAAACTTGTAACTCCTTTGATAGATAAAGTAGAAATCAAAATCAATGATAATGATATTCTACTAAATCTTTACGGAAAAGGAAAAGAATATAAGACTTTTCCTGATATTAATGAAGATATTGAAAATAACATCCTTTGTGCAGTTCGTAGAGAACTCAAGGATGAAGAAGCATTGTTTACTCAGTCTTGGGATAGACTTAAGACAACAATGCTTAACGATAAAGAATACATAGTTGAAGGGAAAGTTATAGATATTGATGTTTTTTGTAATAATCCTGAAAAATTAGAAACTTCTATGTATAATAATCAGGTTAAAAAATACTATGATGAAACAATCAGATTCTCAAAAGAATTTGTTGATAAAGTAGCACCTTTAATCTTTGATACAAATACTGGTGAAAGATTAGATGTAAACATATCGTATGATCTACAAAAAATGTTTTATAATTGTGATTGCATCTCCAAAGGGAAGCAGTATATAAATGAAAAGGTATTCAATAATATTACAATGATCATGTATATACAGCAGAACAAGCCTCTTCATAGTGGAGATAAGATTACAGATAGATATGGTGGTAAAGGGGTAATCTCTAAAGTAAAGCCTGATAATCTCATGCCTCATTACTATAGAAATGGTAAATGGGTTCCTGTAGATGTTCTGTATTCTATGAATACATGTATTAACCGACTCAATGATGGTCAATTATTTGAAACTTCTGTAACCTATATTGGATGGCAGCTACTTGAATATATAGATAAAAATTTATCTGCTAATAAAATTACTTATGATCAGGCATTCGCTATGATTCATAAATATATTGAGTTATTAAACCCTGAAGAAGCTGCATTTCTATCTGAGTCTTTTAACTTTGTTTATGATAGAAATGATTTAGATTGGGAAGATAATGAATATCAGAGAAATCTGTATATTCAACAAATGATACATGAAGGTCATATCAATTTATCTTTAAAACCTATATCTACTAATATGAGTATTGACCTCTTGGCTAACATTTATGCTACTTTCCCGTTTATTAATAAACATTGTTACGTTTGTGCTCCTATAGAAGATTCTAATGGGAATACAAGAATGGTTCATACTAGAAGAAAACTAGTTATTGGATTTAAATACATTTCTAGATTAAAGCAATTAGCAGAAGAAAAATTCTCTGTAGTATCTTTAGCTTCTACTAATATTAGAAATGAAAACTCTAAATCTAGAATGAGCAAAGTTCATAATGCAAAATTTGCATCTACTCCTGTACGTATATTTGGAGAAATGGAATCTTCTACCATCACAGCTCATTTAGGTGTAGAAAAGTTCTATCAAGAATTTATGCTTAATTCTTCAAGTCCTAAGGCTAGACGTTCTCATAAGAAACTTCTTACTGGGAATCCTTTTGACTTTGATATTGAATTAGATGCAGAAGCAGAGTCTCAATCTGCTCAAATCTTACATGCATACTTAAAAGAGCTTGGTGGGGTATTTAGATTCATCAAATTATTTAAACATAAGAAGCATCCTCTTCTTATGAACGTAATCGATATATCTCCTAGAAAGCCTAAGATGGTAATTGAGTTTGAAGGAGATAAGAAAGATACTAAGCCTTATGATGTAAAAGATACAAAAGAAGTTATTACAATAACTCCTGGTATCTATGAAGAGAATATGAGAAACAAGGCTTATGAAGAAAAGCTAATAAAACTTGGGTTAAAAGAAAAATAAATGTATATTATAAATATGGATAGTAGATCTTAGGGTCTACTATCCATAATTTAACTTACCTTGTTGAAAGGAGGTAAAGAATTTTTTATGTTGAATCCTATTTTAGAAGATGCTTACAATTCTATTCTGTCTGGAGATCCTACAGTATCTGAAGAAGTAAAGCATTTTATGAATGAGAAAGCAAAACAAGTCATCAAGAATCAGAATATACATATGATAGACTATGATGACATTATTGGAATTTTGAAGATATCTAATGCATTGTATAATAATGGAGCAAATATAATCCTTCCGTTGAATGATGATCTATATGATGCTTTAGTAAATCTATGTAAAGTTACCAATATTCCTACTCCCGTAGGTGCACCCCCTATCTCTTTTAAGGAAGAGGTTAAAGTAGATAGAGGAAGTAATTTAGAAATTAAGGAAGATGGGAAAAAAGAAGTAATTCAAATAGTTCCTAAAGATAAAATGATGTATTTCGATGCTTTGGTAAGAAATTATACATTCCCTATTAAAGAAGATTTTGAAGTGCATCATGATGAAACTTTAGTAAAAAAGAAATCAAGAAATGTAGCTCACACTTATGATATGTGTGGGACTCTTGATAAATGTAAATTTGTATTAAAATCTGAAGCACTAGAATCTGGTGTTTTGGATGATAAAACAGTACAAATTTTCGAAAGGGATTTCCTTGGTACTCATGCAAATATGGGCATTATAGATCCTAATCATATAAAATTGATAGCTTCTCTTAAGTATGATGGAGTATCCGTAGAAGAAGAAGTTCAAGGATCAAAAATATCATTTGCATGTACAAGAGGAGATACTGATAATAATGAAGCTTCTGATCTAACTCCTATATTGGGAGGAATGGAGTTTCATAGAGCTAAAGGAAAAGTAGATGATACTGAAAGGTTTGGTATCAAATTTGAGTACATTGTAACCAATTACAATTTACAAAGAATAGAAAGAGATTTTAAAAAGAAGTATGCAAATCCTAGAAATGCGGTAATAGGTTTATTGGGTGGTTTAGATGCAAGAATGTATAGGGATTATTTAACCCCTATACCGTTAGAATCTTCTTTGAATGTAGATAGAATTACAGAGTTAGAGTTCTTAAACAAATATTATACCAAAGATACTTCTATGAGATATGAAATCATAGAAGGAGATTATATGCAAGTTCTATTTATGGTAAATCAGTTTGTTAAAGAAGCAAATGATTTAAGAGATTTCATGGGATTTCAATATGATGGTATAGTTATAGAATATGCAGATAAAGATATAAGAGAGCGTCTTGGCAAAAGAGGAGCTATTCCTAGATACGCTATAGCTATAAAATTCAATCCTCTTAAAAGAAAATCTACATTTACGCATTATACCTATTCTGTTGGGCAAGATGGAAGAATAACACCTATGGCTCATTTCAAACCTGTAGAGTTCTTTGGTGCTATCCATGATAAAACAACAGCACATTCTTTGAAACGATTTAATGAATTAGCATTAAGACCTGGAGATAAAGTTGATTTAACTTTAGTAAATGATGTAATAGTCTATATCAGAAAATCTAAAGATAAATTTAATGAAACAAATACTGCACCTTTAGAAGAATTTCCTGAAACTTGTCCTTGTTGTGGAGAACCTTTATATGTAACTGATTCAGGAGATAGTGCAGTATGTATCAATTTCTATTGTAGAGAAAAAGTAATAGGAAGGCTAACTAACTTCTTAAAGAAATTAAATAGTAAGGATTTTTCAAGCGAATCTATAAGAGCTTTAGATGTAACATGGGTTAGAGATTTATTTAATATTCCCAAATCTGTTCTTGTAGAAAAATTAGGTGAGGTTAATAGTATAAAGTTTATAGAAAGATTAGATGAACTTAAGAAAACTCCTTATCCTGATTACAGAATCTTAGGGGCTATTGGATTTACATCTATAGCCTTAGAAACTTGGAAGATAATATTACAAAATGTTAGTCTTAATACCCTATTATCAGATACTGAGAATACTTTAAAGGCTCTTGTAAATGTAAAAGGTATAGGAGCTAAAACAATAGAAGTATTAGGGAATGAGATTCCTAAATTTTATGATGACATTAAATTCATATGCGATAACTTCAATATCATATATACTGAAGTTGGAAATGTTTCAGATAAAATTCAAGTAAGATTCTCTGGATTAAGAGATCATGTATTGAATCAAAGATTTATAGATGCTGGTTTTGATTCCAGAGAAGATTCTGGAGTTACAAATTCTACGGGAATTTTAGTAGTTCCTTATAATGGATTAGAATCTGGAAATGTAAGGAAAGCATTTAAAGCTAAAGAAAAGAATTTTAAACTTAAAACTGGATTAAGTTTAGAATCTGGTATAGGGTGGAATAATTATAGAGAGTTTGATTCCTATGCTCCTATGATTTTG